GGACATCGCTATCCATATCAGCGAGTGACTGTGACTGCTGAACCGGAGCATCTTTCGGCTTAGGCTCGGACAAGATAAACCAGCCATCGCTACCAAACGGCATTGATTCCATCTTGAGAGATAGACCCTTGGCTGTTTCCATCACTACGCCTACTTTCATCCAGCGATTCTTTTCCTCACCAGACTTGGTGGTGTACGTTCCGGTTTTAGCGATCACTTCATACTTAACCATTTGACTTCTCCATGCGTTTGTTTAGGGATGCTACGGTTGCTTCTACTTCTGCTAAAAACTCAGTTACTTCATTCTCCATTGCCAAGATGTATTTGTCATCAGCGTTAACCCTAACAATGAACAATTGGAGTCCATCTGGCAGACGGGGATCGAATGATACAAAGTCGCACCACTTTCGTCCAGTGCAAGCCATCTGCGCCATCATCTGCGGGATGTATTTCTTGGGCGGCTGATCTGCCTCCAAGTACTCTAGGTGCGTGGTTGACTGCGGACACTTTATTTCAACCAGCCCATCATCTCCCACCAAACCATCAGGCGAACATCCAAACCACTTAATCGTCGGGTGATCTACAAAGGCTACCTGATCTACAAGATTGCCCGTAGCGACCTCGTAGGCGGCTCTGGCAAGCGGTTCTGTTTCAACCCCCCATTCCATAGCGGCATTGGTAAACCCTTCTGTTTTTTTACCCGTTAACCGTTCAACGATTAACTCTGTCCGCAGATTTCGACGGGAGGCAGACTCTCCCGTTTTTGCTTTAGACAGTACGTCAGCGACACGGGAAGCTGTCACCTTCCCGATTCTTAGAGCGTGCCATTCAGGACTGCCCTGTACGATGCTAGACATCCGTTAGCTCCTTTTTGCGCTCATCCTTGGCGGCAGACAGTTTGGTGATAGCGTCCTTGTCTGTCTTAAACATGGCATAGGCGGCTGTATAGTGAGCCTTTAGCTGGTCTAGTGACTCGGCTGACATAATGCTCTTGAGAGCCACAGAAACGTCCTGTGTGGGCTTTCTAGAGGCGGCATTACCGTCATCATCCTCCGGGGCGATTCCACACGCTGCCATCAGGCTGTAGCGTCTGGCGTATGTCAATGCTGAACCGTAGCCTTGTGGGTCTTGCTTGGCGGCAGGGACGTGGAGTTTGCCGGATGACAATGTTTCGCCTGACTCATGTATCAACATTGTTTCTACAATCACACCCGTATCGGACTCATGGCAGTTCTGCATAAGACCGATCCCGTTGTTGTTTAGGGCATCAATTACAGCCTCTACGCAAGCAGATAGATCAGCATACTTGCTACGGAAATGCGGGTTAGTGGACGACTTGAGAGCAGGCCCAAACTCCTTCTGGGCTTTTACGAAAGCGGCATGGATTTTCATTAGATTTCCTCAACAATAACTTTGAACTTACGGTTGTTGGCTTCGACAATAAACGCACCGTTAATTACCTCGGTTACGGATTCAATCGGAAGCACAGCGGACATTAGGATGGCAAAGTTGGCTTCTTCTGCAAGCTCATCAATCAGTTCTTGACGCTCCAACTGTTGCTGGTGGTGTTCTGCCTCAGTCATAGCACGATCACTCCTGAACCGATAAGTACAGCGATGGCGATCATGGAACAGCCTACGATGGCGTAGATGGTTTTGTCGTACATTTGTTTTCTCCTTGTAACGCTTCTATTTTGTGCTTGTTTGTGGGTTATGTGTATAGGTGTTTTCCCTAATTGCTAAAACTCCATTTCTTTCAGTTGATACCGCCCGTTATCGCCCCGCCACCAACCGTGTACGATCACACGCCATCCTGACCGCAGCATCTCCGGTAAGGCCTCGCTCTCCTCTATCTTGCGGATACGGCTAGACATATTGGACTTGCTCGTAACCTGGACAGCCAAGGTTTCCCCGTTGCCGATAGCTAGGATGTCGATACATCCAAACAAGTCATGGCGGCGTTTGGTGAAGTTGTTGTAATGCTCCACATTCGCAACCATGTAGCCTTGGTCTTTCAGGTGCTTAATCGTCCGTTGTGATGGGGTCATTTAACGCCTCTGTATAAGTCTTAATCTGCATAGGTGATAGACGCTCACCGCTTTTGTGCCTATCCCGTAGCCTGTACGCCCATGCTTTAGGATCGCTAGGTGTAAACGCTTCTTTGACCAATTTGGCCATTTCCTTTGTAACCACTACCTCATCTGCTTTTGGCTCTGGCAGCGCTGTGTATGCAGGAGGTGGCGCTTGCCTGCACAAATCCCGAAACTGGAGCATAGATGGACAGCGGTCAGCAGGCAGATGATCTAGCGCAAACTTTATCGCATCTGGTCTGTCCTTGAACCCGGCTAGGCATTGTTGCCATTCCGCCTTAACAGCCGCAGGATCAAGACCGGAATAGCGCTTGGCTATGTCTACACCGTAAATCAAAGCTAGTTTGTGGAACAGCTTGTCAACCCATTCTATCGGTAGCATCGTCATCTCCCATAACGAACCATTCGTATATCTCGTTGATGATTTCTTCGCCCTGCATGACCATAATCGTTTCTTTGGACGGGGTATCAGTATGTTTATGCGCTCTCTGCCAACCGTAGGACAGCCCGTTATCGATACACTGCTCTAGCACTCGAATAGTCTTGGCTTTCATCTCACATCTCCAAATAGGGTACTGAGGGTTTCAATAGTGCTGCCACTTCGTCCTGCTTACTACGAGTCCATTCAGCTTTAAACCCTGTCCAGCCACGGCTACAACACTCTCGTAGAGCCGCCTCTAGCGTCATCCCTGCCTTCATAGCTTCGTTGGCTATACCTTCGATTGCCCTAGCGGTAATCGGCGCTTTCTTGGCGTTTCTGAGGGCTTTAAAGTCTGCCCACGTTTGCTCAGACACACCGTCCGGCAATCCCAGACCATTCCTGATTTGAGTACGTTCCTGCTTAACTTTGGTTTGCCTGTTTTCCGTCTTTTCGTCTAGCAGCAGGCAAATCATGCTAGACAGGCTACGGTTGTCAGCCTGGGCTAGTTCTGTCAGATGTTGCCTCATAGTTTCTGACATTCTGATAGTGACGTATACGTTTTTCATGCCTCATCCCAAGGTTCAAGTTGTTCGGTAATGTCGGTAATGCTGAATGCGTCCTCAATGTCTAGCGTCTCTACTACATCCCATGCCGACTTTGGCAGGTCAAGCGCTGCATCCCATGCGTACTCATCATCCTTGTGGGTAACGATGACCTCTACCAGTTGTCTGCGGTATGCTCGGATTCTGTACGTTTGCATTTTGTTTCTCCTTGGTTTGTATTCACTACAACCACAGTACACCACTTTAACTCACGTTGTGTATATAGGGACAAACCCTAACGCATTAGGAAATAATTGTGCTTGTATTATTTCCGCAACAGTTGCAATCCTTTATGGATTAGGTATACTTGTAATGTTGCTAAGGCGAACAGCGACAAAGACCGTTTAGGTCTGTGCCTCCCATTGGGCGACAATCCGGTGGTGTTTCGCCAGGTGCAGACTTAAACGGTTTTTTACCGATTAGCAACCGCCAGAATCGTCGGGTGACAATACGGCAGGGTCTGGGGATAGTCGCTACTGTGGGGTTAGGTGTGAGACAGCGACAAGGGTGGCGAAGTTAGCGCCCAACACCGAACGGCTGACGGGTTCCGTGGCTCCGAAGAGCAGGATGAAGGACTTAGCTACCGCTAGGATAGGCTAGGTTCGTCCACCAAAGAGCAGATGTATAAATACTAGTAATACTACTAATACTAATAAATGTAATTATTGCTATATAGTGAGAATATGCAGTAGCTGGTGCTAGGTGTTGGCTACCTAGTGTGTTTTCCTTGTGTGTTAGTCCTACAAAATCCCGCCTTACGGAAGCCAGCTATTGCATATTTCTAAAAAACAGGTACAATTTCTGCGGGGTAGTGTTTTCTCCTCCTTGTACATTACCCGATCAGGTAGCTAGACCCAGTCCCCCGCCCGAGTGCGGGGGATTCCTTTTGGAGCTAAGGTGATACCGAGAAAACTGCACATTGTGTGGGTCGGAGACGAAAGTAAACGCCCGGACAATTGCATCAACACATGGCGCAACAAGAATCCAGGCTGGGAGATTAAGGTCTGGGGGAACAAAGAGCTTGCGGAAACTCCGTGGCGCAATGCCAAGCACATGATGGACTTTGCCAAGCGTGAGCTTTGCGGTGTTGCTGACCTTATGCGCTATGAAATCCTGTATGCGGAAGGTGGCTTGGCTGTCGATGCTGATAGCGTGTGTCTAAAACCGTTACCGTCTTGGCTAATGGATGCAGAGGAATGGTGCTGTTGGGAAAATGAGATTAAGCGTCCTGGACTATTGGCAGTTGGCTACCTCGCAGCGAAGGCGGGCAGTCCGTTTATCGGACAGATCATCGAGGATATCTACGCAGACGACCTTACGGGCAGACCCGCATGGCAAGCAACAGGCCCCGTCCGGCTTACCGAGATATTCGAAAAATTCGAATACCCTAACTTAACCATCTACCCGTCCCACTATTTCATCCCAGAACACTTTACCGGGCAGCGTTATACCGGATGCGGACATGTGTTTGCCAAACAGTTCTGGGGCAGCACCCACAAAATCTACGATAGTTTGTACATGCAGGAGTGCATAGATGAACGAGAATAAGTTCATCATCACCTCTACGGTTGCCACAGACTTTGGTACTGGCGACAGATTGCATGAAACTTTAATGACCATACAAAGCATTAGAAAGCGTTTAGACGCAAAAATTTACCTAATTGATAGTTCGGTACACGATTGGGACGAAAACCCCGTCAGAGAGGCTGTAGACACGTTTCTGAGGGTGTCTGATACGCATACCAGAAACATCATCGAGTCTGGCTACGGAATGCCGTTTGTCAAGTCTGCAACGGAGGTGTATCTCATGCAGATTGCGCTAGACCTGATTGGGTACAGCGGCGGCGTAGTGTACAAGATAAGTGGCAGATACCGGCTTAATGACAATTTTACTGAACATAAAGGTCAAAAGTTTAGGTTTCTAAAACCCATGCCTACGGGCATTCCGTTTGAGAAATGCAAGACAGACGGGATGCTGATGACGAGGCTGTATAGCTTTCCTGGTGAGTTCAGGACGTACTTTAGTAACGTGCTTGTCCAGGTCAACCGATACCTGTGGAAAACATACAGTTCTGGTGGGCTGACTGACATAGAACACGGGCTGTACGAGCATCTGCCGCACGACTTGTGCAACTTTGTAGAAACCATAGGTGTAGAGGGCAGGATCGGACACCTAACAACAGAGGTGAGGGAATAATGCCACCAGTTTCAAAGGCTCAGGAACGGCTGTTTCAGGCTGTTGCCAACAGCAAAGAATTTGCACAGAAGGTAAACATTCCGCAGAAGGTTGCGAAAGAGTATCTAGGAAAAGGGAAAAAGAAATGATGAAATCAGGCAAATGTACCGACAACGGCAACCGTGTCAAGGCGGCGATGAAGGCTGCTGGCAAGGGCAAGGAAAAGATGCCCGCATACGGCAAGCCGATGAAAGAGAAGAAAAAGTAATGCCTTGGCTACCTATCCTCTTTGTCTGCATGATGGGTAGCTGTGATTTTATGGTGGGCGATGTAGAGTGGTCTGCCAGTGAGTGTGAAAAGGTAATGATTGCTGCCGCTAAAGAGCTAGAAGTTGCTGGCGCTACGGTGGCAGGTGTGTGTATACAGGTTAAGATAACTTAGGTATTAACCCTAACTACCCATGACCCGATAGGAGTGGGACTATGAGCAGCAAACTAGAGAAAAATGGTGACAGACCACTACCGCCTAACGCAGGCAAGGGTAGACCGAAAGGTGTACCTAACAAGTCAACAGCAACGGTAAGAGAGGCTATAGCTAACCTGCTAGAGCGTAATGCAGAGAAGATGGACGAATGGCTACAGCTAGTGGCATACGGTGACTCAGAGCTAGGGGTAAAACCACAGCCTGATAAAGCACTAGACATCATGCAGAAGCTAGCTGAATACCACATACCCAAGCTATCCCGAACAGAGGTAACAGGCGAGGATGGCGGTGACGTTAGAGTGGCGGTGTCGTGGTTAAAGAAATAGTCATCGACTACAGTCCTCGTGATCCGCAGATGGCGATACACAACGCTGTAGACAATCACCGTTTCGTGGTTGTGGTGGCTCATCGTCGTTTTGGGAAAACTGTAGCGGCGATCAACGAGGCGATCAGGGCGGCAATAGACTGCCAGCTAGAGCGTCCCCGTATCGGCTACATAGCACCTACCTACAGCCAAGCTAAGAGGGTAGCGTGGGATTACCTTACGCATTACACCCGTCCTCTGGGTGCGGTGGCTAACATTGCTGAACTCAGGGTGGACTTCTGGGATAGGCGTATCCAGCTATACGGGTCAGATAACCCTGATAGCTTGCGGGGACAGTATTTTGACCTCGTGATACTGGACGAGATTGCAGACCAGAACCCTAAGATATGGAACGAGATCATCCGTCCTGCGCTGGCAGATAGGAAGGGTAAGGCGATATTTATCGGTACACCCAAGGGGCAGAACCACTTTAAGGAACTGCGAGATAGGGCTGAGGTAGAGCCAGATTGGGCGCTACTAGAGTTCAGGGCTAGTGAGACAGGGATTGTCGCCAAGGAAGAACTGGACGCTGCCAGACGGGAGATGGGCGAGGATAAGTACGCTCAGGAGTTCGAGTGTAGCTTCCATGCCGCTATCGAGGGCAGCTACTACGGCAAGATACTGAACGATATGCTGCCTGAGAGGTTTACGGCAATCAACAGGGATGACCTATGCCGGACATATACCGCATGGGACTTGGGCGTAGGTGATTCTACGGCTATCTGGGTGGCTCAGGTAACAGGCAAAGAGATTCGCCTGATGGACTATATCGAAAACCACGGTGTAGGGCTAGATTGGTACGTCAGAGAGCTAACAGAGCGCTCCTGGCACAAGGCAGAGCATATTGTCCCGCACGACATACAGGTAAGAGAACTAGGCACAGGTAGGTCTAGGCTTGAGTTGCTACAGGAGGCGGGGTTCTCCTGCACCGTAGCGCCGAGGCTGTCTGTAGACGATGGGATACAGGCTGTGCGTAGGATGCTGCCAGACTGCTGGTTCAACCTGCCCGCCACCAAGCAGGGGCTAGAGTGCTTGCGTAACTACCGCAGGGAGTTCGACGAGAAGCGTAGTGTATTCTGGGACAAACCCTTGCATGATTGGGCATCCCACGGGTCAGACGCTTTCCGCTACCTAGCTGTGGGAATGAATGACACCACATCGTGGGGTAAACCTTTACAACCTAACACAAGGTGGATTGTGTAATGTGGGCAAGACCTAAAGGCAACCAGCCTACTAGAGAAGAATTTGATGCGCTGCTGCGTAGGATCGAGGAGCTAGAGAAGAAACTAGCCGAGCAGCCTAAACGTGGCAGACCTAAGAAAGAGGATGAGCAGAATGGATGAAGGACGCTTAAAGGCGATACTAGAGGACGAGATCGACAATGCCATTGGCTACCTCGATTCTGAAACCACAGAGGCTCGTGCCAAAGCGCTAGAGTATTACTTGCGCCAACCTTACGGGAACGAAGTCGAAGGTCGCTCTCAGATCGTCACGGGTGAGGTTGCCGAGGCTGTCGATGGTGCGCTGCCGCAACTGGTTCGGGTGTTTACGCAGTCGGACGATATCGTGCGGTTTGAACCGAAAGGCCCCGGCGATGAGGAAGGTGCTAAACAAGCTACCGAGTACTGTAATTGGGTGTTCTACACGCAGAACCCTGGCTTCCTCGTCCTGCACAACTGGTTCAAGGATGCTCTCCTGCAAAAGACAGGCGTGGTCAAGGCTTACTGGGACAACAAGGTAGACGTTACCAAGGAAACCTACGAGAACCTGACCGACGAGGAATTGATCTTGTTGCTGTCAGATGGTACGAGAGACGTACTGGAGCAGGACACGCAGGAGATCGAGACGGGTGATGTGGACGAGATGGGTCAGCCTGTCATGTATCGCACTCACTCTGTCGTCCTGAGCAAGAAAACGACCCGTGGCGGCGTCAAGATCGAGAACATCCCTCCAGAGGAGTTCCTGATCTCCAAGAAGGCGACAGATATCGTCAACAGCCCGTTTGTGGCGCATCGTAAGCTATTGCCACGGTCAGACTTGGTGGCGATGGGGTTTGACCCAGAGATCGTGGCTGATCTGCCAGCGTTTGATGAATTGTCTTACACAGGTGAGCGTCTAGCCCGTTACTCTCAGGGTGAGCAACCACACCAAGACACGAGCATAGATCAGTCTATGCAAGAGGTAGAGGTATACGAGTGCTATATACGCACCGATATGGATGGGGATGGCATCGCCGAAATTCGGCAGGTGTTTTACAGCGGGTCAGAGATTCTCAGCAATATTGAGACGGACTACATACCGTTCCACAGTCTCTGCCCAATCCCCATCCCGCACAAGTTTTTTGGCGAGTCGATGGCTGACCGCACGATGGACATCCAACTAATCAAGTCCACCGTTGTGCGCCAGATGCTAGACAACCTTTATCTCAGCAACAACACCCGTGTCGGCGCTGTAGAGGGTCAGGTAAACCTAGATGACTTGCTGACCGCTACGCCTGGCGGCGTGGTGCGGATGAAGAACCCCAACGCCATTGTCCCGTTGAACGTGCCACAGGTGATCGGGCAAGCCTTCCCGATGCTGGAGTACCTAGACAACCAGCAGAGCAAGCGTACAGGTGTTTCAGATGCACAGCAGGGGCTAGACCCAAACATCCTGCAAAACGTCACAGCAGCGGCTATTGCGGCGGCTACACAGGCATCTCAGGGCAAGTTGGAACTGATCGCCCGAATCTTTGCTGAAACGGGAGTTAAGAGCCTGTTTAACGGGATCCTGCAGCTTGTCTGTAAGTATCAGGACAAGCCTGCGATCATCCGGTTGCGTGGCAAGTACGTCCCGATTGACCCTCGTGCGTGGTCTAACCACTACGACCTAGAGATTAATGTAGGCTTAGGCACGGGTAACAAGCAGGAGCAGATGGCGATGCTTCAGATGGTGATGGCAAAGCAGGAGGCGATCTTGCAGCAGTACGGCCCCGCCAACCCGCTAGTAACAGTCGGTCAGTACCGCCAGACGCTAGGCAGGTTTATCGAGGCAGCAGGCTTTGTAGACTCTCAGGAGTTCTTCAAGGAAGTCCCGCCAGAGGTAGACCAAGCGCTTCAGCAACCACAGCCCAAGCAGCCTGACCCCAATATGCAGGCGATGATGCAGCAATTGCAGGCTCAGATGGAGATTGACCGCCAGAAAGCTATGGCAGATATCCAGTCTAGGCAGATGAAGGCTCAGTCGGATATTGAACTGGCAAGACAGAAAGCAGCAGCCGATATTCAGGTTAAGCGTGAGGAAGCTGCCGCAGAGTTGCAGATATTGCGTGAAAAGCTAGCTGTTGAGTTACAATTGCGGAGGGAAGAACTGTCTGCAGAAATCGCACTTAAACAGCAGAAATTAGCTGCTGATTTAACAAACGATGTGAGGTTACCGGGATGAGTGGGAATCCAGCGTTAGACAGACAGATCATGCAGGCTGTACAGCCTCAGTTCGACCCAATGCAAGCTATCCAGCAGATGCAGCGTCCACAAGCGCAACCAGTACAGAACCCTGTATTTGGCGGCACGATCCCGATGAATTTCGGGCTACCGCAAGCATCTCAGATACCGCAGGGCTATACACCCCGGTTAGCGGGATTTACGCCTAGCCAAGCACCTATACAACCTGTAGCGCCAAAGGTTAACCCGCTGATGATGTTTGCTTTCGGGGATATGTTCGGTGGTGGGCAACCAAACGTAGGACAGCCAACGGCTGATGCGGTTGTCGGGTCTAGCCAAGGTAACTGATGGACAAGCCACAACTAGCGTTAAACCTATTGCGGGATGACTTTTTTATGGGCGAGATAAACGCTCTGAGAGAAGGATGCCTGAAACAGTTTGAGAACAGCCGAGCAGATGATTACGAAGTAAGGGAAAATTCTTACTTAAGGCTCAGGGCTATCAACGAGATTATTAGCCACTTTGAATCCATTGCCGCTGCAAAGCAGATGGAACAGAAACGGTGGAAGATACTGTAATTACTCCCATATTGGGATAATGCCGTACCTAGCGGATTTACTAGGAAAGAGGGTAAAAAGATGAGCGAAAACATGACACCCGGTCAGGGTAGTGGGACGCTATCGGTGGGAGCAGCCGCCGAAGCAATGTTAGGACTGATGGGCGGTGAGGACTCGCAAGAGCAACCCGTAACCGAGCCGGAGGTTCAGGCAGGAGCAGAAGCAGCCGAGGAACAGTACGAATCGCAAGACGAATACGAATCCGAAGCAGAGGATGATAACGCAGAGGAAGTTCAAGAGCAGCCTAAATACCGTGTCAAAGCCGCTGGCGAAGAACGGGAGGTAACGCTTGACGAACTTATTCGGGGTTATCAACTTGAGGCTGATTACACCAAGAAAACCCAATCTCTCTCAGAGGAGCGCAAGCAGGTAGAAGCCGAGCGTGTGCGAATCCAGGAGGCAAACAAACTGAGGGATCAGTACGCAGAACGGTTGCAGATTATTGAGCAGATGCTCCAACAGCAACCGACTGAGAACTTGGAACAACTGAAAGAAACCGACCCAATTGGGTATGCAGTCAAGGTAGCTGAACAACAGCAGAAAGAGAAACAACTGCAAGCTGTGCAGATGGAACGGTTCAGAATTGCTCAACAGCAACAAGCTGAACAGACCGAGATGCTGGCGAAACACGTTGCGACTGAAGCTGAGAAATTGGCTCAAGCTATCCCAGACTTTGCAGACAAGGAAAAAGGCGAACCCGTCCGTAAGGAAATTCGCAGTTTTGCTAAATCAATTGGCTGGACGGATCAAGAGTTGGCAAGTGTGTACGACTCTCGTGCAGTCCTGACGCTGTACAAGGCGATGCAGTACGACAAGCTAATGCAGAATAAGCCCGATGTTGCCAAGAAAATGGCACAAGCGCCCAAGATGCTGAAGGCTGGTGCGTCACAGCAGCGCAGTCCAGATCAGGAACAAGTCAAACGACAAAAACAGCAGCTAAAGCGCTCAGGACGAGTGGCTGATGCGGCTGGATTATTTGAACGCTTTTTATAAGGAACTATCATGGCTACATATACCGCCCATAGCGCTATTGGTCAGCGCGAAGATTTGACGGATTAAAGTTAGTCTAATAAACTAACGCCAGTCCCCTTCATATTTAGAGGCTGGCAAATGGGAAAGCTAAACATTAGTAAGGAGCAGTTAGAAACCTTAAGTAAGACCAACACTTGTGAAGAAATTGGCAGGATGTATGGCTGTAGTGCAGAGTTAGTTAGACGAGCGATGCACAAAAATGGTGTTAAACTGAGCAGGCGAAAGTTCGACCCCAGTAAACACGATTTAGAACAGCTATATCAAACCATGTCAATGCGGCAAATTGCCGATCATTATGGAGTTGGTGAAACGGTAGTGTGGGCTAGGCTCAAAGAACATGGGATTGTTCTGCAAGAATTTGGTAATCACAGGCTGAAACCAGGAAGGATATTTAGCTTGGAACACCGAAAGAATTTGAGCAAAGCACACACGGGAAGATGGGAAGGTGATAAAAACCCGAATTGGAAAGGCGGGGTACATCATCAAAACTTGAAAGCTAGGGCAACAGGCGAATACAAGCAGTGGCGTATCGCAGCACTAGCAGCCAAGGGAAATAGATGTGAATGTTGTGGAGTTGAGCAAGACACAGTTTGTAACTGTTGTGGCGTAAAAATAAGACTCCATGTTCATCACATCAAACCGTTTTCTAAATACCCTGAATTAAGGTACGAACCGCTAAATGCTGAAGTTTTGTGTCCCAGATGCCATGCAGCTAGACATGATTGAATAATCGGGTGAATTGCTGGAACGCCCTTAGAGCCTTGAGTACCAAAGCGTAATAATCTCAAGGATTGGGTAATCAGCAGCCAAGCCGCAAATGTAAGGTGAAAACCCCAGGGTTGCGGAAGGTTCAACGACTAGGCAGTGACGAAAGAATAATCTGCCCACGAGCGCCCGACACGAAAGTGATGATATAGTCTGAGCTACCGTGAAAGCGGTAGAAGCAAGGATAAAGAGCCTTGCGATAACATAACTGGTTATTTACGACATCTCCCCCACCGACACTCCTTTGCTGAATACCTTGGCTCGTGGTAAGGCTACGGCTGTGTTCCACGAGTGGCAGACCGACAACCTCGCTGCTGCTACCACGGGTAACGCTGCTGTTGAAGGCGCGGATGCTACCTCTGCTACGCTTGCTCCTACGACCCGTCTCGGGAACTATACGCAAATCGTGCAGAAAACGATTCAGGTCAGCGGAACGCTTGAGGCCGTTAATAAGGCTGGTCGCAAGTCTGAAAAGGCTTACCAGTTGGCTAAGGCTTCTAGCGAGTTGAAGCGCGACATCGAAACCATCCTGTTGAGCAACCAGGCTCGTTCGGCTGGTAGCGGCTCTACCGCTCGTAAGATGGCTTCCATGCTGTCTTGGCTCAAGACCAACACCAGCGAGGGTGTTTCGGGTGCTGATCCCACGACCATTGGCGAGTCGACCCGTTCGGACGGTACTGCCCGTACCTTTACCGAGCAGTTGCTCAAGGATGTGATTCGTGGCGTGTACGAGTCGGGTGGTTCGCCCAAGATCCTGTTGGTCGGCCCCGCTGTCAAGCAGAAAGTCTCTACGTTTGCTGGCATCGCCGAGCAGCGTTACATGGCCCCTGCTGACGCTCCGACCACGATCATTGGCGCTGCTGATGTGTATCTCAGCGACTTTGGTTCGGTTTCTGTCGTGCCTGACCGCTTTATGCGCGCAACCGATGCTTTCGTGCTTGATCCTGAGTACGCAGCAGTCGCTTATCTGCGTCCGTTCGCTACCAACGAACTGGCTAAGACGGGTGACAGCGAGAAGACACAGATTCTCGCCGAGTTGACGCTCGAGATGAGAAATGAAAGTGCGCATGGACTCGTGACCGACATCAACGCTGCTCTCTGATAGAGAGATGGGGGAGGGGGCAACCTCTCCCCTAACCAACTATTTAGACAAATGCCGAAAATATTCAATGTTGACCCCTACACAGGGAGACATACGGTAGCCCACGAAGATGGCGAAGGTGGGATCATCCTAGAGACAAAGCAGGATGTATCTCAGATCATCGAGGGCAACAAGAAGATGTTCAACGAAGTTACCTCGTTAGACAGATGGGGTGACATTACTCACGTTGCTAGACTCCCTCTCACGGTTATAGATGACCTGAATAAAAAGGGAATTATGCGTGGGTTTCATGTTTTGAACGAAACGGAGTTCAAGGCGTTTTTGAACCATCCTGACAACCGATTCTTTCGCACTAGACCGGGAAAAGTATGAAGATAGCTATCTGCGTCCCATGCAGGGATCAGGTGATGGCTGGCTTCTGTTTTGACCTCGCTAAATTGGTCGGCTATCACTCAAGAAATACCAAGGATGAGATACAGATTTACCAGATGCCAGGAACGCTAATCTTCCACCAACGGGAGAAACTAGCGAAAGAGGCATTAGACAACGGGGCAGACGCTATCCTGTGGATCGACTCAGATATGCGTTTCCCAAGCGATACGCTAGAAAGGTTGTTATCACACAATGTAGAGATTTGTGGGGTAAACGCTACTACCCGTGTTGATCCTATCAAGCCTACAGCGCTGAACCTAGACATCGTGGACGATAAGCCTGTGTTTAGCAAGGTAGAGACACGGGGCAAGGATTATGTCGAAGAAATCTCGGCGGTTGGGTTTGGTGTCACGCTGACCCGCAGAAGTGTGTTTGAGAAGATGGCACAGCCTTGGTTCGATATCCTGTGGACAGATGCAGGTGGGATTATCGGCGAGGATGTGCATTTCTGTATCAAGGCGCAGGATTATGGCATTAAGACGTATGTAGACCATGTGCTGTCACCTTACATCAAGCACATTGGGACGAAAGAATACTCATGGGATGATGTGAAATGGCAATCACCAACTACAGCGACCTAAAGGCAACGGTTGCCAGCTACCTAGCCAGGACAGACCTAACGGTTCAGATTCCTGACTTTATCCAGTTGGCAGAGGTTCGCCTGCGCCGTGATTTGCGTATCCGGCAGATGCTCAAGTCGGCTACCACAACGATGACGGGGGGCGATCAGACGGTAGCATTGCCTACGGATTTCCTAGAACTGCGTGACCTGTTTGTAGAAACCAACCCTATCCGTGATCTGCAATATGTCACGCCCAGTGTGTTCTCTCGTAACGGACGGGTGACGGAATCAGGCTTGCCCGTGTTCTATACGATCATTGCGTCTGAGTTCAAGTTTGCGCCTGTGCCGGATGGTAACTACACGCTACAGGTTCACTACTACGCCAGACCAGAACTGTTAAGCGACAGTAATCCGAGCAACGTATTCTTGGCTAACTGCCCTGACTTACTGCTCTACGGTGCGCTGATCGAGGCAGAGCCGTTTCTGATGAATGATGCCCGCATCCAACTATGGGCAGGAATGTATGACCGAGGGGTAGCTTCTCTGACTGCATCTGATGACAGGTCGGAAAACTCTGGTGTCCCACTTAGAATGACAACGACAGCGAGGTAATCATGTCAGCAATCTCGAATTATCTGGAGGATGCGCTTATTAACGCAACCCTCCGCAATACCGCCTACACCTCTCCCACAACCGTTTATGTTGGTCTGTTTACGACTGACCCCACGGATGCTGGCTCTGGTACGGAAGTGTCTGGTGGCTCTTACGCCCGTACTTCTGCCACGTTTGCCGCACCTAGCAACGGATCATCGTCTACCAATGCAGACGTACAGTTTCCCCAAGCTACGGGCAATTGGGGTACGGTTACGCACTTTGGTTTGTTTGACGCACTTACAAGCGGTAATTTGTTGTATCACGGTGCGCTTACGGCAAGCAAAACGATTGAGACGGGCGATGTGTTCAAGATCGCTTCCGGCAACTTGACAGTTACGCTTGCATAATGGCAGATGTGTGCGGCCCCTTTACGCTAGATCAGCTAGACGTATTCGGAGGTATTGACCAATTAGGCATTACGCTTGACAGCCCTATTTGGCAATCTGCAAATACTTGTTTATTAACGTCAACGGCTTCTGTTTCTGGCGTTGGCACACTATCCGGAAACGCTATTCGTGTCCGTTTGTCTGTTGCTTCTATAACGGGTACTGGTACTGTATCTAGCAATGCAATCCGTGTGAGATTGTCTACTGGGTCTATTACGGGAACTGGGTCTGTTTCACTAGACGCTATCCGTGAAAGGCTTACATCAGGCAGCGTGACGGGCACAGGAACGGCTACAGGTCTTGGTGGCGTAGAGTATTCTGGAGAAGCAAGCATTATCGGTATAGGTACGGTAGACGCTACGGCGTGGGCTATCTGGGACAGCCAAGGAAATATCACCGGAATAGCCTTTGTAGCGGCTGATGGCGGCGTATTGGGCGAGGAATGGGTAGAGATTCCCGCAGACGCTAATGTGTGGACAGACTTATCGGCAGGCTCGGAGGTGTGGCTTCCTGTGCCTGAAGGGACAAATACATGGCTACGAAAAGGGTAGTATTTGGCGAGTGGACACCGGATCAGCCCGGCTTGGCTACATCGCTAACAGATGCGCTAAATGTCGTGCCAGAGCTAAATGGGTACGGCCCTCTCCCCTCGGTTAACGTGCTATCCGATAACGCCTCTGAGAACCTTCTAACCACGTTTGTGGGCAAGTTTGGCGGCACGGTTCAGCTATTTGCTGGCGGCGAGACAAAGCTGTTTAAGTTTGACCCAAATGATCTGGACTTGGATGATGTGTCTAAATCGGGTGGATATACGGGTGTCACCGATTGGAACGTCACTCAGTTTGGTAAGGTTCTGATTGCGGCAAACGGTAACAACGTGCTTCAGTCTTGGACAATCGGAACGTCTACAGCATGGGCTGATCTGTCCGCATCTGCTCCTACGGCTCAGTTTATTACGGTTGTGCGGGACTTTGTGGTGGCAGCCAGGAATACAGCTAACCCTAACCGTGTCTACTGGTCGGACATTAACGATGAGACGGATTGGGTGTCTGGCACTACCTCTCAGTCAGACTTCCAAGATATCCCTGATGGCGGCAACATACAAGGTATTACGGGTGGCGAATTCGGGCTTGTATTGCTAGAGAACGCTATCTACCGTATGTCCTACATTGGTAGCCCGCTGTTCTTCCAATTCGACGCTATTTCCCGCACCTTGGGGTGCTACGAGCCAAACAGTATCGTCCAGCAGGGTGGGCGCACGTTCTTTCTCTCGGACGATGGGTTTTATGTGTGCGATGGGCAAAATGTTACGCCTATCGGTGCAGAGAAAGTAGACCGCTGGTTTTTCGATGATGCAGACGAGGGCAATCTAGATAAGATGTCTGCTGCTATAGACCCAGAGCGTCATGTTGTCGTCTGGTGCTATCCCAACACCAACGCAGGGCAGTCCATGCTCCTGTTTAACTGGCAAACGGGCAAGTGGTCGCACAGCATCACCACAGCAGACTATGTGGCAAATGCCGCTACAACAGGCACAACGCTAGAACAGTTGGATATCTACACATCGCTTGAGGGTGTTCCTGCCTCGCTAGACTCACGCCTGTGGGCTGGTGGCAAGCCGATCTTTGCGGGCGTAAGAGATGCCCAGATCGTGCTGTTTGGTGGAGCGCCAAAGGATGCTGAGATCATCACCGGAGACATTCAGGAAGGCGCTCAGTCAATCATAAAAATGGCATACCCACAGGTAGATAACGGGTCTGCATCTGTTGCTGTTTCCTCTCGCTTTAGGCTAGATGAGGCAATTGCTTTTGGCTCTGATATCCCCGCTACGTCTGAAAACAGGGTGTCTCTCAGGTCTGTTGGGCGTTATCATAGACTAAAGATAAAACCAACCGGAAACTGGACGGACATGATGGCGATTGATGTTGAAATGCAACCAGTAGGTGCTAGATAATGTTCCGCAGATTAGCGCCTCAGGGGGCTAGTCCTCGTGAGATATCCGAGGTTGTCAACAACATCCTCAACGGCAAGACCAACAACACCGGCAGTATCACATTGGATACAGGTGGGGCTAGTACGACAACCCTGTACGATGAACGTATCAGCCCTGATAGCAAGATCATCATCCTTCCGGCATCTGCTGCGGCATTTGCCGATACAGCGCCTTATGGGATGTTTAGCAACAACACAGACCAACTAGCACCTAGTGCGGGTACGTCTGCGGTTGTCACATGGGATACGACAGAGTTTTCTAACGGTGTAACCCTTAGCAATACCACAAGGCTGAACGTAGCCAACGGTGGGCTGTATAACGTGCAGTTCTCGCTACAGCTACAGAACAGCACAAACGATGGTCAGTTTGCAGATGTGTGGTTTCGTGTGAATGGGGCAGATGTTGTGCGGTCAGCTTCTAGGTTCGGCTTGCCAGCTAGAAAGTCCACGGGCGATCCGTCTCATCTAATTGGGTCAATGAACGCTTTCCTAGACCTAGATGCCGGGGACTATATAGAGATTGCTGGTGCGGTTTCCAATGTAGGCGTGTCGCTAGAGCATTTTCCTGCTGACACAGGCATTCCTCGTCCCGCCATCCCTGCCGCAATTATTACGCTAGATTACATCGCACCATTGGCATACTCGGATGTGTATGTGTCTAGCCAAGGATTCGGTCAGGCAACGATTACGCATTGGGCAAACAGTACTGCGAACAAGACTTATTCTTATGTGATTGTCGGATGATGTACAGGCTAGTAGAACCAACCGAACTCAGGAATACATGGCGATTTGTACGACCTGGGCTAGAGCATATCTTGCGTAAGTCACCGGAGTGGTGGATACCGGAGGATGTGTATACGGCTCTGTCGGAGAACAAGGCGAACCTCTGGCTGTGGCTAGAAAATGATCGGGCGGTGGGGTTTGTGATTGGCTATTTGCACGGCGATACGTTCATTATCTGGTGTGCTTACGGCAAGCCAACGGATATCGAGAAAGCGTTTCAAGAAATTGAGGAAATGGTGAAGGATAAATGCAAACGCATTACCTTTGAATCGTGGCGGCAAGGTTGGGATAAGGTCGCTAGAAAATTAGGATTTAGCCCACGAGGTTGGGTGAAGGAGCTTTGATATGTCTATGGGTGGCGGTGGTGGCGGCGAACAAACAGTCCGCACAGAACTTGATCCGGCAATTCGTCCTTACGTTCAGTTTGGGCTGGATGAGGCTAAACGCCTCTACGGTGCAGGCCCAATGGAGTACTATCCAGGGCAGACGTATGTCGGCGCATCTGACCTTACCCAACAGGGTATGCAGATGGCACAACAACGTGCCTTGGCTGGTAGCCCTCTCGTACAGGGCGCACAGCAGACCGTAGGAGCGCTACAAACAGCGATGAACCCTGCTTTGGGTGCTTATGGTGATATCTACGGCAGAGCCGCCTATAACCCCGCTATGGGGCTTACAGGGCAAACGGCTAGTGGCGCGTATCTCGGTGGCAACCCGTTCTTTCAGGGAGCATTCCAACCCGCTGCCCGTGCTGCTCAGGATGTGTTTGAGCAGAACATTCAGAATATCTCGTCCCAAGCCTCTCAAGCTGGTCGATACGGTTCTGGGGCGATGGGTCAGCTACAAGACCGTGCTTCTGGTCAATTTGCTCAGGCGCTTACAGACGTTGCCGGACAGCTTGCGTATCAAAACTATGGTGCAGAACGTGGACTTCAAGAAGCGGCTATACAGAACCTTGGCGGTCTATCCAATCAGGCTTTGCAAACTCAGTTGGCAGCGGCTGGTGGTCTTGGTCAAACGGCTGCGAGCGACTTTGCCAGACAGCTACAGGCTGCCCAATTGTCGCCAGAAATGGCAGCACAAGACTACGCCGATATCCAGCGCCTCATTGACTTGGGGCAGATGCAGGAGGGCTATCAGGAACTGGCTCTCGCGGATGCGATGAACAGGTTCAACTTCCAACAAGCTGCGCCGTACTCTGCTCTGCAATCCTATCTGTCGGCTGCATACGGTGCGCCGATGGGTACGCAAACCTCTCAGCCGATCTTCCGCAACCAGTTAGGCGGTGCATTGTCTGGCGGTCTAGCGGGTCTAGGATTGGCGGGTGCAGCAGGAATCAACCCGTACTTGGGTGGCGCACTAGGCGCTGGTGCAGGACTCTTGGGGTAAGAAAATGAGTGGATTAGAACCAATCCTGATCGGTGCTGCTATCGGTGGTGGCGTATCTGCTGCTACGGGTGGCAATCCTTTATTGGGCGCTGCTCTAGGCGCTGCTGGTGGTGGTTTAGGAGGCTTTGCTGGTGGTGCTGGAGGTGCGGCTAGTGGAGCAGCCGGAGGCGCTACAGGCGGTGCTGCTGGCGGGACGGTAGGTGGTGCTACTGGCGCTACAGCGGCTCAAGCATTCCCTGTTGCGGCTCAAGCGGCTATTCCCGCCGCACCATTAGCCGGATCGTCTGCATCAATGGTAACAAACCCTTTGCTTGCTGAAATGGCTGCGATGGATGCAGCTTTGGCGGCTGGTGGAGAGGGGTTTGCCAAGACAGCAGGCTTGAGTTTGCTGGATTCTGCTTCACTAGACAAAATGCTACCTTTAGCGGGTCAGATGATGGGCGGCGGTCAAAAACAGCAACCGATGGCTATGTCTGCGCCACAAATGCGTAGAGGGCAAGCACCACAGGTACAACAGCCGATTGATGAGCTAATGCGGATGCAGATGATGGCACAGCGCCAGCGCCGCCCAATCTCTCTTTTATGAGGTAATTATGGCAACAGGACTTTTATCCGGCTTGCTTGGTCAAGACGAGGAACAAACGCCAGAGCAACAAGCCAGAAGCAACGCTTTGTTGATGGCTGGTTTACAGGGTCTGATAGCAAGCGGCCCCTCTCTAGCGCCAACATCGTTTGGACAAATTCTTGGTCAAGCAGGGATGACAGGCTTATCCGCTTACAATCAGTCGCTAGAACAAGCCCAAGCAAACCAAATGGCTCAACAGATGCAACAAGCGCTTTCTGGTGGCGAAGGACAACCTGGAGGTGCTAATGTTGCTGACCGTTACCGCCAATTAGCAATTCAGCTTTCTGCTCGTGACCCGCAAAAGGCTAATTTGTACCTACAAATGGCTGACAAACTAGAGGGCGATGTCGGAAAGTTTACGGGTAATGCAGCAAACCTTGCTTTCTCAATGTATGGCACGGCTAACGTAGACGAATTAACGCCAGAGCAACGACAGAGCGTTATGAATACGTTGCAACAGCAGTCAACATCAGCGGCTAGGGCTGGCGCACCTGTTGTTAACGTCAAGTATGGCGAATCGTTCGGCACTAAGTTAGCAGGAAACCAAGCCCAGATGATTCAAGACAGCTTTGGTCAAGCAAAGAGTGCTTCTAGCACTATTGATACGGTTAGCAGAATTATTCCGTTGGTTAACGAATCGTTTACCGGCCCAGGCTCAACTGCTCAAACGGCTCTCGCTCAGATTGGCGAAAAGTTAGGTGTTGGCGGGAAAGATAGGCAGGAACAGTTAGTTAACACAGCAAGTATCTTCAAAGCAGCAGCACAGCTAGAACTTGATGCCGCTTCTGCTATGAGAGGTCAAGGGCAAATTACCGAAAACGAACGGGCAATTTTGCGGAAAGCCGCATCGTTTGATCCGACACAATCAAACGCATCTGAAATTAACGAAATTCTTAATACCATTAACTCTGTGGCTGCTAAACGGATGGCAAGCCACAACCAGATGCTTGATCGGTTTATTGAAACCCAAGACCCATCAATCAGACCTCAGCTTGAGCTGTACCGAGTTGCGCCACCAGTTCCTGTGCGGAGAAAATAAATGGATACATTTGAGGTTGATTTGCCAACCGGAACTGTTGAGGTTAAGGCAAATAATGAATATGAGGCGTATGTCAAAGCATTACAAATGCAACGCCAAGCACAGCAGGTGCCAACACCACAAGCACCAACGGTTCAAGCGCAAAGACCAGAAGGTACACCAACGCCAGATCAACCTATATTTGAAGCTGGTGGTCTAATTGCAAAGGGCGCACAAGAACGTATTGGTGAGATGCAACGGGGCTTAACAGGTCAGGCTCTACGGTTTGGCGAAATGATGGGAATCGCACCAGAGGGTTCTGTTGACCTATTCCAGCAAGCCCTGCAAAGAGAGCGTGACCAGCGTTCCGTTATGGATCAGCCTGTTGACCGCACGTTTGGCGAATACATTGGTGGCGCATTGCCGGATATTGCTTTAGGGCTAGGAGCTGGTGGTACGCTTAGAGCCGCTGGTCGAGGTTTGTCTGGTGTTATGCCAAGAACCGGGCAGGCTTTGCAATATGTTGGCGAGTCTATGTATATGCCTCGCACAGCACCGCAAGCGGCATTAGGTGGTGCCTTATACGGTCAAACGATGCCTTATGCGTCCGGTCAAGAGGCTATGGTCGGTACGGGTGCAACGGCATTAGCTGGTGGCGTAGCACAACCATTCTTGCGAGCAGCAGGGCTTACGGGTCAACCAGCAAGCCAATTGCCACAAGCACAACAAGAAGCCGCTAGACGGGCTATTGAGGCTGGTTTCCAGTTCCCCGTGTCTGAGATGACAGGTAGCGCAACGGGTCGGTTCTTGGGTGAGGGTTTGAAAGCATTGCCGTTTGGCCGTGGTGCTTACGATGCGCTGGCAGAAGGAAACCAAAAGACTGTTAATACGATTGTTAACCGTTCTATCGGGCTTCCGGCAAACATTGAGCTTACGCCAACTACCTTGCAATCTGTAAAAGACTCAGCCATTACTGCTTACGATAATCTGCAAAATATCCCCACCATCAAGCTAGACCAACAGTTTGCCAATTCGGTTGATGCTTTGATTGCACAGTTATCTGCTGGTGCTAAATCAACCAGAGGAGAGACTGGCGCAACTAAAGCGTTAAATGTTTTGCAGGATTTCCGTAGATACGTCAACAGCGGTTTGGATGGTGAGGGGGTTAAGCAAAACCTGCGTAGCCTTACAGATTTGGCTTTCCAAGCATCTAAACAAGGCAAGATTGCAGGACAGACCTATAAGACTTTGCGGGAAGAATTTGAGAACGCTATTGACCGTAGCCTAAACAATTCTGCTCAGTCTGGATTGATCCGACCTGACCTGATCCAAAACTATCGTGATGCCCGTCAGAAACTAGCCAATGTCTTTGTTGTCGAGAATGCGTTCGATGAGGCAACCGGAAAAATATCTGGCAAGAAAATAGCGTCTGCACTCAGTAAGCGGTCTGATTACGGAACTCGTGGAACTGATCTGGAAACAGCGGCTATTGGGTCAACGGTTTTCCCTGAGTACATTGGGTCTTCTGGTACGGCAGAGCGCACTCAGTCAGCAGAATTGTTGAAAGGCTTGTTCACTGGTGGCGCTGGTGCGGCTGGTATGTATGGCGCTATACAAGACCCAACCATCGCTGCATTGGCTGGTGGTAGCCTGATTGCTCCTTATTTGGCTGGACGGGCAGCTACTGCAAAACCAATTAGGGATATTGTTGCTCGCAGGCAATTAGGCGCTATCCCGCCAGACGAAAGTAAGATTGCTGCTGGTATGCGTATGTTTGAGCAGGCCATACCAGAGACAGCACGTTACGGGCTAGGTGCAGGAACAAGGGCAATGCTTGAGCGTTACCTTAACCGTGGATTATTGGGTGAATAAATGGCAAAGACAAAGATTTCTGAGTTCGACTCTAACCCCGCTAACAATACGGATATCGACGGTATTAACCTAGCAGAGGGCATGGCTCCTGGTCTGGTGAACAACGCTATACGGGAGCTAATGGCACAACTAAAAGACTTTCAAATAGGCTCTGCAAGCGATAACTTTACCGTTGGCGGCAATCTGGCTGTTACGGGTACGTCTGCGCTTACGGGCAACGTCACCATTACTGGCACGGCTACGATGTCTGGCAGGGCTGTAGATGCCTTCCCTAGCGGTACTAAGATGCTGTTTCAGCAGACATCTGCGCCTACAGGGTGGACTAAAGACACTACGCACGATAACAAGGCTCTGCGTATCGTTTCTGGTACGGCAGGATCGGGTGGGTCGGTAAACTTTACTACGGCATTTGGCAGCCAGAACGTTGGCGCTACTGCGCTCACAGAGGCACAGCTTCCAAGCCATACGCACTCGTTTAGTGGCTCTACAGCATCTGCTGGCTCTCATAGCCATTCTGTAAGCGATCCGGGTCACACTCATGTCCAAGACGGTAATATTGGTGGCAATTTCCTGTATAGCGCTGGTGGTGGCAACCCTGGCGTAGGCGTTCCGCTGCAAACGAACGTAAATGTCTCTACATCAACTACTGGCATAACAATTGGTTCTGCTGGCGATCACACTCACTCAGTATCAGGAACAATTGGATCTACTGGTAGTGGCGCAACACACACGCACACGCTAGACTTAGCCGTATCCTATGTAGACGTAATTATCTGCACTAAAGCATGAAACTAGAACCTGGCACATTCTGCCCGCTTATCAAGAAAGACTGCATCCAAACGAAATGCGCTTGGTTTACTCAACTCAGGGGACATAACCCCAATACCGGAAAAGAGGTAGACGAGTGGGGATGTGCTATCGCTTGGATGCCAGTGCTTATGATTGAGAACAGTCAGCAACAGAGGCAGACAGGTGCTGCGGTAGAGTCATTCAGAAATGAGATGGTGCAGGCTAACGCTTCCACAGCAGAGCTAATCGCCAACCAACAGAAATTATTGGGGTAATTATGTCCAAGGACAAGATCAGCCAATACAGCACTACCAATGCGCTGAATACCGATATTGGCGGTATAGATATAGACGAGAACTGTTTACCGTCTAACCTGAACGATGCTATTCGTGAGGTGATGGTTCAGCTAAAGGAGTTCCAAGACGGTTCTAGCGGCGACTCTCTTACGATTGC